GAGACCAAATTCTAACAAACTTTTACCTGTTTCATCTTTAACTAATTTAGATTCACCTGACATAACAGTTCTACCAACTTGTTTTATTATTTTTGCTCTTTGTTCTTTTTCTGCAGCAGATAAAGTAAATCTCCATCTACCAAATAACAAATCTATACCTCTATTTAAATTAGTAACTGCTCTGCTAGCTTCTTGTCTTGTCCTAGATGCCTTACCTATTGCCTGTCTTTCTATTTCAAATTGTTCAGGTGTCTTTTTACCAGTGGATACAAAAGGTTCTCTTATATATTTATTTATAAATTGAAAAAATTTATTATTAGATAGGTATAATTGTTGACCATGATTAGATAATAATTTTGCTGTTGTGCCTACACCACCTATAATACCTGTTAAAAATATACTTTCTAAACCAAACTTACTTCTATTGACTAATGACTGTAATGCATTTTCTCTGCCCTCTAAATCATCATCAGTGCCTAACTTAGTTATACCAAAATCAAACGTAGATCCAAAAGTTCCTATGTCATCATCAAATACTGCAATTTCTGCTGCTGTACCACCAGCCACGCCTGCATAAAAACTTTTTCTATTATATTGTTTCTGTACTTTTTGTAGTTCTTCTAATGCTTTTTTACCATTGTTTCTTTCTAAATATTTATTATTTTTTTTTGCTTTGATAGCTTTGCTTGCCATCTTTGAACCTTTGACCCCTGCACTCGCTAATTTAAAACCTGCTGTTCCAGGTATTGCTAATTGAGATAATACCTCTGTTACTTTACCTGCAGTTGTTGCTTCTGCTTTTTCATCAAATGGATTTATCTTATCAAAGTATGCTTCTACTTCAGCCGCTTTATTTGTGTCAGCACCAAGATCTATTAATTCTGCACCTAATGATACAGTATTACCAACAGCCTTAACTAAACCAGAACCTACGCCATTTAGTATTGATTCCCATGTTGCTACATCATTTTCTTCTTCTGCTTGATTTAAAGGTATTTGTGTATTACCTAAATATTCTTGATTTATTTGGTTGAGACTAACCATGATAAATTCCTTATCTTATTTTAAGACCTATTGGAGATTGATATAGATCAAATGCTTTGGAGTCGTCTTTTACATCACTGTAAACTTTTTCTACACCTCCTGTGTATTTATATATCTCTTTTCCACCTTTTAACCCTTTACTAAAATAATACTTACCTGGTTCTATTACAAAACTTTCATCTATTTTTCCTTTAGAATTTAAAGGTAACTCAACTAAGTTTGTAGTTACATCCACAATTGGATCTGCAAATGCAAATTTTGCTATTGAATTAATATACTGAGGTGGATTTTGTCCTGTTTTATAATCAGCTGTGTTTCTAGAAAACAAAGTAACAGCATCTCTATTAATAGCTTGACCTACAGAAGTATTATAAGTTCCTTCAGTTGCTCTTATATCAGCAGCAAGAATATCTAAATAACCTACGTTAGCAGCTAATTCAGGATATATAGATATAATTCCCTGTTTAAATTCTCTTAATTTTTTATCATAATTATCTGCTTTGCCCATCTTTGCTAGTGATAATCTTAATTTTTTATCTGCAAGTACAACATCTTTTTCATAATCTAATCCCTTCATTGCAGCTAGTGCTCTTAACTGACGTTTTTCTTTGCCAATTTTCTCAAAATCCTCTACCGATGCTAAACCTGCTTCACCAACAGATTGATTCATCAATCTAAATCCTAATTTGGCAACTGCTAAAAACGCATCTCTTTTAACTTCAGCTGCTTGTGGTGATAAATATTTTTCAAACATAGGTATAAATTTGCCTGTTAGACCACTTTCAGCTTCTTTATTTGCTAATTTTAATTCTTCCTCATCTAACGCTTTAGCAGGATTATCATCTGCTAATGCTTTTAACCCATTTGCTTCTAGATCATTAGCAATTTTTTCATCCTGTGCCGATCCTAAAGTAATGTCCGCAAACTCATCAGCTACATTTGTTTCTTTTAATGGAGCTTTAAAGTCTTTTTCTGCTTGAGTCACTGTTTGTTTAAAGTCTCTTTCCGCTTTTATTTTATCTTCTTGTTTTTGTCTCTCTGACTTTTGTTTTTGTAAAATTTGTTGATATTCTTGTTGAGAAATAATTCCTAAATTAGCTTTTGCTAAATCACTTAATTCTCCTTTTGGTTTTGTTACAAATTGTGTTTCTCCACTTGGTAAAGTAATTTTTTCAGTTGTATCAAAATCAGAGCCTAATGGATCTTCTCCTAAATCTTCACTCATTTTAGTCATTTTTGGTTGACGTATATTTGACTCCATGGCCATAGTTTCGGCTATTGTAGCATCACCCGTATTTGCAGTTGATAATGGTTTTTTAAAAATTGAATCTAAATAAGAAGAATCTAAACTGCCTCCACTTATGGCAACGTTAGGTTTCATTTGTAAACCTTGTGCTATACCTTGGTTCATAACATTAAAACTAGTGGGTGCTTGTGATTCAAAAATATCTTTAACAAAGGCACTGCCTGTTTTATTTGGATTAGTACCAGCACTAAAGTTTGTTCTAACTGTTTGCTTTATACCTTCGGCTTGACCGCCGTATTTAAAACTGGGTCTTTTAAAAAACATTATCCTCTTAGTGCTCCTATAATACCTGCACTAGCGATACCTGCTCCTAAAGCCTGTTGTAAAGGACTTTGTTGTGGTTGTTCTTGAAATCTTGTTCCATATCCACCACCATATTGTGCAGATAAAACGTCTTGTGCAAAACCTAATCTTTGGAAAGGTTCAAAAGCTGCTGTTCTTGCAGCATCTGCCTCTGCATCTTGAATTGCTTGTCTAAATGCAAAACCTTCAGAACCTAGTCTACCTATTTCTGCAGCTGTTGCTGATTCTAAACCTGGAACCATTTGAGCTAAACTTGTTTGTTGATCAAAACCTTGTGATGCTAATGCCTGTGCTTGTTGAAAATTTGATTGTCTTAAACCTGCTTCTAAAGCTGCTCTTTGAAATAAAGATTCTTTATCAAATTCACCTAACGCAACGCCCTCTCTACCGCCACCAAAGGCACCTGACGATATTGCAGCTTGTCCTATTTGATTTCTTTGTATTGATTGTTGTCTATCAAAACCTTCTAATGTTGTGTCTATTACTTCTTGTTGATAGGGTGATAAAAACTGTTTGTAAGCATCAGGCCCTGTCATTTCTTGGGCTTTATCCATAAACGGTTGATAAGCCGCGATTCCCGTACCAGCACCAACTCCTGTTGCAGCACCTGTTTTAGGATCAAATGTTACTTGACCAAGACCAGCAGCTGTTGCTCTTCTTTGTATGGCTTGTTGTGTAAAAGGATCTACATCAACTATTTGTGGTGCAAACTTACTAGTATCTATAGGTTTACCTATTTCTTTTAGAACCTGATCTGTAAGTGATTTACCAAACGCTTCTACGTATGGCGATGGTCTATTTATCTGTGTAGTTGTAGACATTACGCTCTCCTAGCCTCCAAATTTTTCATTAAATTATACATTCTTTGTGCGCCTTTGTTAATGCTACCATTTCCTGCGCCTCTGACAGCGTCAGCTGTAAAGACAAATTCGTTTTTAGATAGCATGGCAGGGACGTCATCTGCTTTTTCTTTGACACCAATAGGTACAAAGCCTCCAGATTTCCTGTAATCTAACTCTTTTACACCATATTTATTGCTTCGTATAGGTATTTCTTTAGGGTTTGTGCCATCCTTTTGATTTACTCTTTGACCTAATTTTTGACCAAAGTTAAAAATAGCCTGCACGGGTGTAGTGCCAGCAATTCCTCCTCTATTTATAAAATCAGTAATAGAGCTAGCTCCTGGTGTAAAATCATAGGTATCACCCGTAATATTAACTTTACCTGTTTTTGGATCTGTAGTAAACGCTCCTCCTCCAAAAGTAGTAGCTAAAGAAGCATCCAAAGGACTCATACCTCCAACACCACTAAATGTTTTAGTAGGGCTACCATAATCACTATAATCAATTGTTCCTGATGGAGTTCCTTTGCTTTCTATAATATCATTTAATCTAGCTAATTGTGCAGCAGTTAGTTTAGCTCTTACTTTTGAACCTGGACTTTTAAGATTACCTACAAAAGCCTTTCCAAACTGAACTGGAACATTTGTTAATGCTTTAAATGTTTGAGTTATAGTGGATCCTCCACCACCACCCTTACTTTTTTTGGTTGTGGTTTTTGGTCTATTAGATGAAGATCCTCTTGGACTTTGACCTTGTTTAGAAGGAGCACTAAAGCCTGGTCTTTGCACCCCACTTGCTTTACTACCTTGATAACCACGGCTACCGAATCTAAAATCTTCTCTTCCGTCATCTAACATACTTACATTTTTTAATCCATCTGTGTATGTTGGATTTATACCTCCTGTGTCTGTATCTACGATTGATATTAATTCATCTTGAATAGATTTATCTTTTATAATTGGAATTGCTTTTTTAACAGTATTAAATGTTCTAAATAATCCTATTCCTTTTCTTACATTAGATGGAATTGGAGCACCAAAAAGCACAGCTGTTTCAAAAAAAGGTCTTGCAAAATTTACAAAACTTTTAGCTTTATTACTAGCTCTTTTAAAAATACTAGGTTTAACAAAGGACGGAGTGTATCCAGAGAATCTGTCATCATCTCTTTGATTTTTTGATTTAGGATTTAAAGAAGGATCACCAGTTTCTTTAATATCAAATATAGTTGGTGCATCTTTTATGTTTATTGATGTAACTTGTGATGGGCTATCGTTTTCAAATCCTGCATCTGAAGTTACTGCACCTGGCCCTGGACTAAAATCAGATTGAGAAGCATCCTTACCGCCTCTAAGTTTAACACGTTTTACTTTCTTTGACATTATTTCATTCCTCTCATAAAACGAGACATATAATCTTCAACTGCAAACTTAGCTTTATCTTCTGGTATACCTAAAAGTTGTCTTTGATTTTCTAACATTTCAATCATAAGATCCTTATCCATACCTCCTCTTATGCCTTGTATTGCATTACTAATTTTTCCTTCAAATTCGTCCAAAGGAACTATTGTATTTTCTTCTGTTTGTTCTGGTCTTTTCATTGGAACAACTACACCTCGTTTAGTGAAAGGATTAGAATCTGCTGTTGCTATAATCTCTGCATTTGACATATTAGGAAAATCTGCTTCTAAAGTATCTTCCTCTCCAAGTATAAATGGCCCTGCTAATATTTTTTCTGCCATTAGGTTTTTACCACCAACTTTTTTACCAAGAGTTTTTTCTGCCACTTTGTTAAATAATCCAGAGTTAACTAAAAGTTTTCCAAGTCCACCACCACTTTCTAATTTAACTCTACCACCTTTTGCATATTGTTTAAGTATTAAACCTATCTCTTGATCTAGTTCTATAACTTTATCGTCATCACCTTTTTCTATAGCTTCTTCTCTTAAAGTATATAATTGTTTTAATCTGTTACCACTTGGGCCACCGCTGCCATATTCTTCTCTAGTCTGTGCTATGCCACCTGTTTTAGCAAAGCCTCTTTCAAAATATGGTTGATATTGAGTGTAATATTCATTTACAGCTGCATTATAATCTTCTTCAGTAAATTCTAAACCTTGATCTTCTAATTCTTGTTTTTTAGCATCTATATAACTTTTTAAACCTATACCTGCAGAAGCTATATTTCCAGGATCTGTTATTTGTTCTAAAGCTACTTCTTTTATACTAGCTGTTTTTCCTTTACCTTTAGCAAGAGCATCAAATTGTGTGTCACTAAATTTATCAACTTGATCTGCTATACTAGTTCCTCTTAATTCTCCAGCTGGTACAACATCATCACCTAACAATAATTCTTGTGAGGGATCTATGTTTCTTGCTCCAAACCCTATCTCTTCTCCACCAAATACTCCAAATTTAGATCCACCATAACCAACTGGTTTGATGCCTTCAAATTTTACATATGGCGCTGCAGACAATGCTAATTTTATTGGATCTATTCCACCTGTTGCTTTTGCTGAACCTGCTGCATAGATTAGTGGAGCAGCTGGGCCAAGAAATGGTGCAGCTAACATCATAGGTTTAGCTAATTCTTTTGGAACTAATTTCTGTGATATTTTTACAAAAGGTTTTGTAATTTTTTTAAAAGTTTTTTTAAGAAAGCTACCAAGGCCATATTGTTCTCTAGGAACTAACCCCAGGCCACCGCCCTCGTACATTTGTCTTTTCATCATCATTCTATTAATTGCCATAATTATTCATCAGATGCTGCGCCTATTGCAGGTATATCTGCTACCATTATTTTTACAGATCTTGTGATGTCCTCTTTTTTTGTATCAGTGTTTGGATCGTTGATATCATCTTCTGCTTCTTTATCTGAACCATACTCTTTATTTGTTTTTATATTTTTTAAAACTATCTCAGCTTCACATTCAACTATAGGTACTTTTTTGCCATCTATAGTTTCATATCTTACTGAGCCTTCTTCTTTAAATGCCATAATTTAGTCTCTATTCAATTGTAACATAGATAAAATAACATGCAATCTATCTGCAGTGGTTGCTTGTACTTTTATCTGTTCTCCTTCTGTCAATACTAACGGATTTGTTAGTAATTCAACAGTAGAATTTGCAGCTATAGACTGACTTTTAAACAAGTTATAAGTAGCGTCTGCCGTGTCTACTATTTCAACCTGAATAGGATCTGCCGAAATTGAATCATTAGATACTAAAAAGGACTTAACAATAGCGGTTGTAGCCGTCGGTACTGTGAAAATACTAGTATTTCCGTTAGTTGTCAAATCTGCTTTTACGTTTGTATATATATTAGCCACCTAAAAACCAGGTAAATCGCTCCTGCTCCTCTTTTAATTCGTTTAAATACGTAGAATTTAGCTGTTCTACAATACTAGCCAAAGACCTATTTATTTGTTTTTGGTTAGAAAACTCATATGTAGGTTTGGGTTCTGGTACTCTTACTATAATTTTAGCCATTATCTTCTTCCATCTGGTTGTATATCTATCTTAAATGTGCCAAATCTCCAAGACTCACTAGCAGCATCATTTTCTATTTTAATGTTTACGTATCTCCCTCTGGCACGGGTATCCTTTTTATTGGTAGTAGCTGTTATTGTAAAGGGACTTAATGATGTCGTAGATTGAGATTGTTGAGGAAATCTTTTTACAGCTAAAGTAACTTTTGCGTTACCTAATAAATTTTTAAAATCAGGTATAAATCTTCTAACTGCTAAGAAAAACTCTCCTTCTCCCATCTGTGGATTAGATATGTCAAAGTCAAAAGATTGTATAAAAGAAGTAACAGTAGTTGTTGTACCGTCAGGATTTACCTGATCAGTTCCTACCTCGTGTTCAAAATAGGTTGTTTGACCTAGACCTGACTCTCCAACAATTACAGGAAATGTACCACTTGAATTAGAATCATATTTAGTTGCAAAAGGATTTTGATAAACAGTTGCATCTATCCATGTTGTTCTAGCTTCTGTTCCTGTATACCAAGTGCCTTCTCCATAATTATAAACAACGTATTTATCATTATACTCTGATCCATTCGAAGGATAATACCAAACTATTTCAGTGTACAAATTATTTAAACCTGCATATACTTGTTGTCCTTTTGTTGTATCAAAATTATCATAAACAAAATCCTCTACAGAACACGGTAAAGATTTAACAGTACCATCGTATAAAAAGAATCCTTTCGAGCTCATCCAAAAAGCAGCACCATCTATTTGAATCACAGCATTTTTACCAATGATACCACAGTTTGTACCAACTTGTTCAAATCCAAAAGTAAAAGGAGCACCTACGAATTTCATAAGATATAGAGAGTTATCTGTCCAGATTAATATATTTTCTTTAGATCTTATTGCAGACATAATTTTAGTACCATCTTGTAATCTTTGTGATCCTGCAGTGTTGGTAGCTGTTGGTGTGTAAACATTTATAGCTTCTCTGTCAGAGAATCTTATGAACATATCATCTTGTGTGCTTGTATTACCAATTGTTGTTTCTGTACCTAAATGAATTAAGTGACGAGTAGTTGGTGATGTTAAAGTAATTCTAGTTGCTGTTGGATTATTATTAGTTTGAAAATTTGATGTTGTAGTTGATGCTCTTGTTGTCAAAGGTGAACCTGCTCCAGCGTTCCATGTAAATGTTTTACCGTTTCCTATAGTTGCAATTAATACTTCACCAAAGTTACTTAATGACCATAAACCTGGTTCTAGTGATATATCAGAAGCTGATGCAGCCTCTCCCCAGTTACCTGTACCCCAAGTATCAATACCCCAACCATAACCATACGATTGTGCTCTTGGGCCAACAGGTTCAAAAGGTTTTATACTTAAACTACCACCAGTTGATACTGTAGCAGTTGCATTAGATGATTGTGTTATTGTAAATGTGCTTGTTGTTGGAACTGTTATTACTTGAAAGTTTTTATCTTCAAAGTCTGAATTACTAAATCCTGTGCCACCTGGTAGGGTAACGTTATCTAATTGTATTATATCTCCTGCAGATAAACCATGTGCAGTTTTTGTAATCGTACAAGTTGGTGATCCATTTGTTGTTGCAATAGTTGCAGAGGTTAAAGTAGTTTTTAAAGGTGTAATATCGTGAAGTTTTCCTTCAAAGTATATTAACAAAAACTTATCTGTTCCTATGGCTACATATCTATTACCATCTAAGTCTACAAAAGCATGTTGTGCTCTAGCTACGCCCACTATTGTATCTGTTACAAGTGAAGCCCAGCCACCAACTTTTTCAGGTAGACCATATCTAAATCTTACATTGTCAGAATCAACCCATCTATTTTCTGCACCAACAGATGTATTCTGCTTATCAATTCCAGCTTGAAATTTAAAATCAATGAGAGCCACGTCTCATCTCCTATATTTTAGTTTTATAAGCCCAGCCTCTAGTCGCGTTTACAAATACTAGAGTAAAAGCTGCACCATTTGTACTGACAACTAAATTGGTAGCCGCACCTAAAATGTTTGAACCGTTTCGTGCAATAGTTAAATTATTTGAATTTAAATTATTACCACTATCAATAAAATGAACTTCATTTCCAATAGCTGGAGAGGATGGAAGTGTTATAGTTACAGAACTATTAATACCACCTGCAGATGTATCTACTAATAACTGATCACCGTTAACAGCTGTATAAGCACCTGGAACAGTGTAGTAACCTTTTGTTTGTAGTTTCCCTGTAATATCTGTGCCATCAGAAAATAATAGCGTCGCTGATCCAGCAGGTAATGTAACCCCTGCCCCCGAAACAGTTTTAACTGTTACAGTGTAACTACTAGATGATCTATTTGTAGCATCCTCTACAACAAAAACTCTTTCCGCTGAATCTGGCATGGTTACTGTTACGTTTCCAGATAGAGTTCCAGTTAATTTATAGTAAAAACTTTTACCAGTTGCTGTAGCATGGTTTGCTAAAGATAATGCTACTGTGCCAGATGACACTCCTATAATTAAAATACCTGATGCCGCTTGTTCTAATATTTGTAAATTTGTATTTGTAATTGTACCCCAGGTACCAGACTTTTCACCTGTGGTAATTAACTCTAATTTTAAATCGTCTGATGTACTCGATGCCATATTTCTCCTTATGGGTTAAGTGGATCAATAGGTATCCACGTTCCCGTTGCATTTGGATCTATTTCACTCCATGATATCACAGAAACGGTGCCTGTGGCAAGTTTAAATCTTTGACCCGTTACATTAGCTCCAAAACTAACTGAAGTATTTCCTACATTAATATTAAACCTATTTCCACTAGGTAAAACAACTACATTTTGAATGCCTACTCCAGCAAAAGTTGTTGACGCGAAAGGTGTTGCTCCAAAAAACATTACGGTATCTCCACCCAGGTTTGAGTTGCATTAGTAGGAACAGCCTCCCACATTCTTAAAGTAACGTCATTTGACTCTACTTTTAATTTTTCACCAGAAGGCTGAATAACAGCTTTTGCAAATACATCAAAATTACCAGTTCCAAAAGCAGTTGTTGATATATTAAATCTATTGCCTGAAACCACAGCTATTGCATTAGCTTTTGCAACTGCATTTCCTAATGATATATTTAATCTGTTTCCTGTTACAGAAACATTAGCCTTACCTATTACTGTAGTGTTACCTATTCCTACATTGTATCTATTACCAGTTATTGTAGGTTTAGCTCCTGCTTTTATAGTTACACTATTTACAGAAATATCAAATTCTTCACCAGTTACTGGTACGTCAATAGGTATGGATGCTTGAGCATTACCATTCGCTACATTAAATCTGTTACCTGTTAAAGATACAATTGCTTTTGCAACTATCGTAGGATTGCTTGTAGCAATATTTAATCTTTCTCCTGTTACAGATACTTCTGCTTTACCTACTACTACAGAATTACCAACGGCTACGTTTAACCTTATACCTTGTAAAGATACAAACGCATTAGGATTGAAGCCTACATCTGAGAATGCGGCTGATGCAAAGGGTGTTGCACCGAAATACACGGACTACCTCGCCGTTGCTGGGACGTTATTAGATCCGACTACAGATTGACCAAAGCATAAATATACATAATCTCCGTTGCTTCCATTTATACTATCAGAGGTAGCTAATATTTTAAAACCATTAGATACAAAATTTATAAAAGATGTTCCTGTACTTTCGGTATCACTAGTATCTGCTTTTAATTGATGTTCCATAGGATTGTCTATATCTCTTGCAGAGTCAAACATTCTCCAGTTTTGAGTACCGTTTGCTTTTTTAATCATAATCCATGAAGGTTTAAAACCAGTGTATATAAAAGGAGTTTGTCCTCCCGCTCCACCTTGACCTTTGTATGCCCCTATTCTTGAATAACCTGGGATAGGTGCAAAAACATATGCTATATATCTTCCACCACTTGCGTTAACATCTGAATCAGTTCCTATATAAAATATACTTGATGTAGGTGCTGTACCATTCCATCTATTGGTATTTGATTGTTGTGCAGTACTATTATCTAATTCCATCCATTGATTAGCTCCATTATTTTTGTGATATACTTGCCAAGAATTTCCATCTTGATCTATTCTTTTAACCATGACCATGTGAGGAACTCTTCCTAAACCATGAGCAATGTTTGCGTTTGAACCTGTGCCATTATAAACATACATTCCAAAACCAGAAGTGGCATTAAAAGAATATGCTGTAGGTGTAATTGTTCCGCCAGATAATCCAGATGTCGTTCCTGCTTTCCAATTCCAAGAAACATAATTATCACTATTACTATTATAAAAACTATCAAGTGAGGAAAAAGTAAATCCATCGGAATCAAAAGATCCTAATTGTGGGTTTCTTTCACCACTTGTATCTGAAGGTTCCAAACCATATTTAGTTGTAAAAGGAGATTGAAAAGAATAATGATCGTGTCCTGTGCTTCTATCTTTTATCCAAATCCAATCAGGTTGAAACCCAACTCCTGTTAAACTTCTCGATGAAGCACCATTACCTGTATAAAGTAATGTTTTAAAAAAAGTTTCTTGTTTAGTTATTGTTGTATAAGCCATAATTAAAAATAATTTAATCCTTTTGTTGATAAAGCCGCATATCCTGTGGGCGGTTGATAATTAAATTTAGAGTCTCCTTCAACTCCAGCATAACCATTACCAGAGTTAGTAGATATTGCAGTTGTACCAAAATGACCGCCTCCGTAATTAACACTTATATTAGCATTATTTAGTCCAGGAATAAATTGTTTTATACCTGTTTCAGAACTAGTTGATGGAAACGCAATGCCTCCAGTTCCTGAAGATCCAGATGTTGGGTCTCCACTATCTTGAAATGTGCCATTTTTACTAAAATAAACGTAACCATTATCAATATCAATTGCAACTCCAATTATATCGTTTGCTGTATAACTGTTTCCATAAGAGGTTCCACTATCGTTTACATATCTATTTCCATTTGATGAATAATATCCAACACTAAGTGGTTCTCCACCTGGATAAGCATTAGCTGCCATATGATTACCATCTATATCATCTCTGTCTCCTGCACCTAACATAATAGCATTACCCATTGAATGAATTTTTATTTCACAATAATATTTACCTTTAAACGCTCCAAGTGTAGAAGCTACATATCTCCATACGTTTGACCCTACGTTGTGTGTCAAATTACCATTACCAAAAGTAGG